GCATAATACAACTTAATATGAGAGGCTCAATCCTTCGGGGTTGGGCCTTTCTGTTTGGTATACTTGTATTATGGCAACAACTGTTTACAATACAAAAAATATTATTCTGCAAGATGGCGTAGAGATAGAGTTAGCACCATTAAAAATAAAATATCTTAGACAGTTAATGGATATTTTTGATGATGTTCGAAACGCTAAAGGAGACCTTGAGGCTATTATTGCTTTATCAAAATGTGCAAGAGTCTGCATGAAACAGTTTAGGCCAGAGATTACTGAAAGTCAAGAAATGTTAGAAGAGTATGTTGACTTACAAAACATATACGATATATTAGATATAACTGCTGGTATTAAGATTAATGAACAATCAGAAGAACCAATAAAAAAACAAGCGGTAGATAGTGGGTCTTCATGGGACGAACTAGATTTGGCAAAACTAGAGTCTGAGGTATTTTTGCTGGGCATATGGAAAGACTATGACGAACTTGAAAGATCCCTATCTATGCCAGAGTTAATGATAACACTATCTATAGGAAGAGAATTAAACTACGATGAAAAAAAGTTCCTTGCAGCAATGCAGGGCGTTGACCTAGACAAAAATGCTCAAAAGAGCAATGCTTGGGAAGAAATGAAAGCCAGAGTCTTTAGTGGTGGTCAAGCAGCCAACGCAAAAGATATTGTTGCACTTCAAGGAGTTAATGCACAAAGGGCTGGATTTGGTATCGGCATGGGTCTAAACTATGAAAAAATAGACTAAAAAATAAGCCTGTTTATGGTATAATTAAACAACTACAATGGAGGATAATATGAGTACAGATGCTAAAGATAAGAACGAACTTTCCCTTATCGACGGTACAAAGTTTGAAGCAAAGCCACTTAAGATTTCTTTGCTTAAGCCTTTTATGAAGAAGTTTTCAGGGCTTCAGGATGTAGCAGAAGATAATGACAAGTCAATGGATGTTTTGCTTGACTGTGTCCAGATTGCATTTAAACAATACTTGCCTGCACTAGCAGACAACAGAGAGGCGATTGAGGAAAATCTAGATCTTCCTACAGTCTATAAGATCATTGATGCTGCTTCAGGGATGAACCTCTCTGATGCAACAGGTCTTTTAAACTCAATCAAGTAAAGAGGTGTAGTGATTGGCTGACGTAAATGCAAATATTGGTATTAATTTTGATACCAGTCAAGCCCTCGCACAGTTACGTCAGTTACAAGCAGGACTAAGCCGATTTAATCAAACCCTGACTCAGGGTAATGTTGCAGCAATGCAAGCACAAAAGGGTCTTAATGATCAGTTGATGCAGGCAATTAATGCAACTGGCAAGTTTGTTGCAACACAAAAAGAAGTAGCAACAAGTACATCTTCGTTTACAAAAGCACTTGAAAAAAATCAACTCTCGATGCGAGAGTATTTTAGATACACTGTTGCTGCTGCAACTGCTAACACAAAAACATTTAAGGGCATGTTTGCTCAAGAGCGTGAGATTATTAATCGTGCTCGTAAAGATAGAGTAAAACTTCTACAGTCTCAGTATATCCAGATGCAGGCTGCAAATGGAGATATGATCAAGGTTTTGCAGGTAATTCCAAAGCACTTGCAAATGGCTGGCGGTAAGTATACAGACTATGCAACTCGCATGCAAATGGCTGCACAAAGACAGCAATTCTTAAATCAACTTTTAAAGCAGGGATCTACACAACTTCTAAACTTTGGTAAGAACACTCAGTGGGCTGGTCGTCAGTTGATGGTTGGTTTGACAATTCCACTTTCCATCCTTGGCTCTACAGCAGCAAAAACATTTATGGAAATGGAAGAGGCTGTTCTTAAGTTTACTAGAGTTTATGGAGACATGACAACATCTGGAGATGCAACAAATAAAGCAGTTGCCGATATTCAGAGACTTGGTAAAGAGTTTACAAAGTATGGAATTGCAGTAAAAGATACTATGGAAATGGCAGCAACTGCTGCTGCAATGGGTTTGCAAGGAGATGACTTACAGGCTCAGGTAATTAATGCAACTAAAATCTCAGTACTTGGACAAGTAGAGCAACAGCAAGCACTTGAAACTACTATTTCTTTACAAAATGCTTTTGGCATTTCTGCAGAACAACTTGCACAAAAAATTAACTTTCTTAACGCAGTAGAAAACCAAACTGTTCTTTCTATTGAAGATTTAACAATTGCAATTCCAAAGGCTGGACCAGTTGTAAAGCAACTTGGTGGTTCTGTAGAAGATCTAGCATTCTTCATGACTGCAATGAAGGAAGGTGGAATCAACGCATCCGAAGGTGCTAACGCACTCAAGTCTGGTCTTGCTTCCATCATTAATCCAGCAAAGAAAACCAGTCAATTCCTTGCAGATCTCGGAATCAATATTAAAGGAATTGTAGATTCAAATGCTGGAAATTTAAAGGGAACTGTCGTTGGTGTTGCAAGAGCGCTTGACACACTTGATCCACTTAACCGTGCAAGAGCAATTGAACAACTATTTGGTAAGTTCCAGTTCTCACGTATCTCAACACTATTCCAAAATATTGTAAAAGATGGTACGCAGGCATCCAGAGCACTTGACCTTGCTGGAGCATCAGTTGAAGAGTTAGCAATTTTATCTGAAAGAGAATTAAAAAAGGTTGAAGATTCAACTGGCGCAAAGTTTAAAAAGGCAATGGAAAACCTTAAGACGCAATTAGTTCCAGTAGGTAAAGCATTCTTACAAGCAGTAACCCCAATCGTTGCATTTGCAGGAAAGATTCTAGAAAAATTTAATGGTCTAGGAGAAGGAACTAAAAAAGTAATAACAATTATGATTGGTGTAATTGGAGGGCTTGCTCCTATTGCTTTGATGACATTTGGTATTCTTGCTAACGGTGTTGCAAACCTTATCAAGTTCTTTGCTTTATTGCGTGGAGGAATTGCCAAACTTAATGGATCAAACAATGTGCTTGGTGGTGGATTTGATTATTTAACTAATCAGCAGATTGAAAACCTTGCAGAAACAAATGCTCTTCACACATCTCATAGTCAATTAATATCTACTTTTAATGTTGAAAAATCAGCAGTTGATTCTCTTGCTGCAGCATATGGGAACGCATCAAGCCAGGCAAGAGCACTTGCTCAGTCATCACCAGGATTATTTAATACAGTTCCAGGCCCAGCAGGAGCAGTGGCTGGACTACCTAAAAAGTTTGCACAGGGAGGTGTTGTTCCAGGAACAGGAAATAAAGATACTGTACCATCAATGCTTACTCCTGGAGAAGTTGTATTAACTAAGCAGACTGTAAAAGATAATCCAGAACTTGTTTCAGGCTTGCTTAATGGAACTATAAAGCAATACAACCAAAGTACAAACATCGAAGGTGGAGGATTTAAGCCAACAGGAGCAACTGGTATATCCAATGTAGAAAAAATGATGGCTATGGATATTCAGAATTTTGCAGAAGAAATTGGCAAACTTTCAAAGGGTAAGTCTCAGCAAACAACAATTGCAGAAGTTAAATTAGAATTAACTAAGGCAACAGAACGTGCAGGAGAAGATATTGCTAATGGCATTAAGAAAATGCTTGCTGAAGCAGCACAGTCTGTTGAAAAAACAACTGCTAGTTGGGTAAAAGATAAAGTAAGAGAGACAAATCCTGCGACTGGTAAACAGTTTAGAGAGCCATACTCTAGCAAGGCAAGCACAGAAGGATTTGTTTTTGCTCATGGAGCAAGAAATGCAAATGACCGTGGAGAGGCAATAACTGATCCTAAAGAACTAGCAAGGTTAGCAGAACTTACAGGAGATACTACTGAGGGAATTGGCCGTTTATTTACTCTTGCAGAAAAAAATGGTGGATCCGCTTTTGGACTAAGTAATTTTGGTTTTATGATGCCAGAAGAGGCAAACAAAAAGAAAAAGGGTGGCGAAGGAGAATTCGTCATGCCCAAAGATCAGGTTGCAAATTTATTTACTGGCTCAAGTGCAGCAACTACTTTGAGTCCAGTGCTTGAAGAGTGGGCAAGAATTCAGGGCATAACTTTAGAAAACGCAATAACAGATCCTGCCCGTGCAGCAGAACTCAATGGTGTTATTGAAAGATACGGATCTTCAATTGCAGAAGAGATAAACTCAATTCCAGGAAAGTTTGATGAAGAAGCATTTTATTCTGCAGTAGAAAGAGCAAACGGTAGAATTTCTGAAGCAGACACAATGCTTCGTACTGCAGTGGATAACTTGTTGGTAGAAAGTAATTTCTCTATCACAACTAAAGATCCAAAAGCAAAGGTAGTTCGAAGTGCTGTACCTCAAAATGCTACAGCAATGAGACAAGATTTAGGGCTTCCAACAGAGACAATATTGCCAGATGGCAAAAAAATAAAACCAATGTCTGGTTACGGCAGCAAAAATGATAAGTATTTGGAAATTGGTAGCAAGATTGATCAGGCCCGTGCAGACGGATCACTAATTGGCGCAGCAGTAATTGATGGAATTAGAAGTGAGTCAGGAACGGCTGCAGACTCTCCATCTAGAAAGGCTATTCAGGCAGGAAAAGAAGTTGTAGATGGTCTTGCTATAGGTATGCAAGATCAAGAAGGTAAAATTAGATCTCAGTCATCTGAACTTGGAAGTTCTACAATACCCACATCAGCACAGACACAGTCAAAAGTTGACAAGATGGATCTTGGTAATAAATCATTTTATGATGATATTGATACTCCAGAGATGCGTGATCAAAGACAAATTCTTAAGTCTCAAGACAGACAAAGAAGAAAACTTGGTGCCAAAGCAACAGTTGATTCGGTTTCATCAACATCATTAAAAACAGCAGAGGAAACAGAAAAATCATCTGCAATTATTGCAGAGCAAACAGAAGAACTTGCAAACATAACTGAAGAAGCAGTTGTTGCTCAAACAGGAAATACAAATAGTATTTTGTCAGGTGCCGAAATAACAAATGCAACTACAAACAATCTTGGAGAAGTTCTTCAAGCAACAGATAAAACTGGTATAGCACAACAAGATCTTGCAAAATCTTCTGCGAATATAGCAGAAATCAATGATCAAATTGAAAGAGAAAAGAAAGCAGAATTAGAAAGACTTAAGAGATACAACGCTGAACAAGCAGCACAACAAGCAGCAGAAAGTGGAATTATTCCACCAGGAACTCAATCAGGTAGTGAATATGTTAATCCAGCAACAGCAATGGGTTCTGTAGAGGCATACGATGAAGCGTCAACATACACAAGAGATAAAAATGGATCAATACTCTTTGATCCTGAAACTGGACAGCCAACAACACTTACTCAAAGCCAACTAAAGAAAAAGAAGCGTGGTATGCGTAAGGAAAAAGTTGGAAGAGTTTCTGGTAAGGCAGCAGGAGCACTTGGTACTGCAGCAATGGTTGCTGGTATGGCAGGAGCCCCACCACAAGTTACAGCAGCACTTGGAGGCGCAGCAACAGTTGCACAGTTTGCACCAATGATTGCTGGTATGACAGGACCTCAAGGAATTGTCGCTGCACTTGCAGCGGTAGCAGCAGGAGCATACTTATTCAATAAACACCTTAATAAGATGGCTGAAAAGGCAGCACAATTTGCAAAAGACCTATCAGCCACAAGAGAAGGACTAAAAGCAATTGGTGAAGTAACTGGCAAGGTCGGCGCTTCAGAAATAATGGATAAGCGTAGACAGTCAAGTCAGTATGGCAAGTATGACGAAGCAGTTAAAATTGACAACACATTTGGAGAAAGTTTCCTTGGCTCTGAGCCTGGTAAAAAAGAAAAGAAACTTTTTCAAGAAAATATAAAGCAGTTTGGAAGCGACAAAGCAGTTTCTGACCTAGCATTAAAACTTGCAACTGGTGTTGCAGACGGAGTTTTAGATAGTGACCAAGCAAACAGCATTGCAGCAAATCTTGCGATAGAACTTAAAGATGCAAAATTAGAAATGCAGGTTATTGGACAAATACAGTCATTGATTGGACCAGATGGCAAAGACCTAAAGGATAGCCCAATGGAGGCTAGAATAAATATAATGGCAAAGGCCCAGTCAAGATCTAGAAAACTTGAAGAAGAAATTGCAGGTAAAGCAGGGTTTGGAGAAAGTTCAAGAAAAGAAGTAGCAGCACTTGCAGCACTGAACATGAACAATCTAGAACTAGTCAGCATGATGGCAGATCAGGTTCAGGTTGAGTATGAAACACAAAAGAAAAAATTAGAAGCAGAAAAAGCATCTACAACAAATGCAGCAGAGAAACTTAAGATATCAGAAAAAATATCACAACTTGATGCTCAAAACTTAAAAGACACTATGTTCATGAATGATCAGATTGCTGCACAAATAAATAAAAATGCAATAAGTTTTAACAAGGTTTATAGTGGCTCTGTGCTTGGCAAGCAAGCAATGCGAGAAGATGCTTTCTTTGATGCATCTAGGTCCCAGGTTGAGTCCACATACAAGGGAACAGATCAAGAAGATGCAGCAAAGAAGTTCTTAAATAAAACTGAAAGACTTTCATCCGATACAACTACTGGAAAGTATAACGATAAAACTGGGGAATATGTAAAGACTGGACTAGGAACTGCTCAAAATGCACAAAGGTTCCAAGCAAAAATGGAGATGCTTGTTGGAAGCAAGGTTTTGAGTCCAGCAGAAGCAACTGCCTACATGGACTTGTTTAGTGGCAAGTTAAACGAAATGGACTTTTTGTTAAACACTAGTATACAAACCAGAGGTGCTGGCAAGACAAAAGAGTTGTTTGGAATTTTTGCAGGGTTCAGTGCTGGAGGAAGAAAGAAAGCAACATCAATTATTACAGACATAATTATGACAAAGAAAGATCCAGCAGAGTTTGACTCAATTATGGAAAGCCTAAAAAGTATTCAGGTTTTAGATGGCAACACGATTGACTTTGAAATTATGGTTAAGGCAATTGGGCTTGAAGGAATTGAAAGAATTAAAAAAGAGCAAGAAGCAATTGAAAAACTTAAAGAAGATGCTAAGAAGGCTGGCAAGGACTCTTTAGTTTCAGCCGATGGAAAGTCTATAGATCCTGGTGCAGATGTTTCTGCAAATATGAAGGCAGCGGTTGACGCACTAGAACTCGACAAAGAAAGAATGGCAGAATTTCAGGCTGGAAGTCTTGAGCAACAAGCAGAATATCTACAAAAACTTGCAGCACAGTTTGCGTACGAAGCAACAGTGAATGACAAATCACGCCAAGCAGACATAGAGTATTTGGCTGGACAGCAAGCAATGCGTGAAGCATATCTCCAGAACATTGCTTATGGAACAGACAAATATAAAGAAATTTTAGCAAAAAATGTTGCAGCGCTAAAACTCCTTAATGATGGAGAATTTGCAGTTAGAAAATTAAAATTTACTTCAGCAAAGGGTGTCGATGCAAAAATACCTGGAGTTGGAGATACACCAGGTGCAGGAGATAAAAAGAACCCATTAGAATTTCTTGAAGAACTTGCTATGCGTATTAAAAATGTAAGAGATGGTGCATTCGATGCAACACAACCATTAAAATCAATGCTTGCTGCACTTAATAGCAAAAAGGCTAAAAAAGACATATCCAGAATTATGGACATGTTTGATGGTTTGCAACAAAGAATGCTTAAGATGAAGGTTCCAAAAGAATTTAGAGACATGATCATGGGTATGTCTGCAGAAGACTTTAAAGAGTTAGCAAACCTTAAAAAAGAAAAGGCAATCTTTAAATTTAAAAAGGGTAAAGATGGAAAAGAACTTCCAAGAACAAAGGCAAATATTGAGGGACTAACAAGAACTGGCGATGGCCTAATGAGATTCTACAGAGAAGCACAGGTTGGAGAGGCTCAACTTGTTAACAAAGAAACTGTTTCAGATATTGCTGACCAAGAAAAAGCATTTAAGATGCTTATGGCTAGTGGATTAAGCGCAAGCGATGCACTTAAAGAAGTTCAAAACACAGCACTAGCATCCGCAATTGCAGCAGGGACTCTTGGAAAAACTGGCTCTAAAGAAATGAAGCAGTATGCAGATGACTTAAAGAAAGCAAACTCTGAATTAGCAAGATTTGAACTTAGACAAAGAATGATTACCGCAAACGAAGAGTTTAAATTGCTTGAGCAAATGCCAAAACTTATGACAGCCATGAAGGGTGCTGGAATGTCAGCAGATCAAATGGCAGCAGCATTAGAAGATCCAGAACTTGCAAAGCACCTAATTGAAGACTTAAAGGATGGAAAGGTAGATGCTAAAGAAATAGCAGACTACCTAAACTCTATTGAAGCCAAAAAGATTATTGATATCCAGGTAAAGTACAATGCTGGAAAGTATGGAGAAGCAGCACAGCCTGGAATTGATGCAGGAGAAAGATTGTTTGCTGCACTTGAAGCGGGAATTAGAAATGGTGTAGAAGGATTCTCTTCTGCTCAAAACAAAATAGACGTAGCAACCATTGAAAAGAATAATAAGTTAATTGCAAAAGCAGAACTTGAGGCAGCAGGGTACAGACATCAGATCGAATTAATTAACCGTGAAATTCGTGGTATGGAAAGAGACATCGAGATGAACTATACTCGACCAATCGAGGAGGCTTCAGAGGCTATCTCAGATATGGAAAGAGAACTAGAGGTTAATCCAATCTTTGGTAATCGTGCTATAGGAAAGTTAAATGACGAAAACACAAAACTTTCTAATGACTTGGCAATCATGGCAAACCAAGCAGAAAAAATTAATGAAAGATATGACAAGCAGGCAGAGGCGCTACAAAAGGTAGCAGATATTAATGATGGAATTATTGCTCAACAACAAAGCCAGTTAGACCTTGCAGACGCTCTTACACAGGGAGACATAGCAGCAGCAGCAAGGGCTATGCAGGCAAGCCGTGCTGATCAGGCATCAAGAAATCAAACAGGAGTTATGGATGCACTTGAGCAAGCACGTACAAATGAACTAGAAGGTTTGCGTGGGGCAGAAAGTGGTTTGAGTCAACTACAAATTGCTGAAAGACAGTTTGTTATAAGTCAAGAAATCTACAAGATGGAAAATAATCCAGAAAGACTTAAGATTATGAAGGATATTCTTGACTTACAAGACAAGATTTATAACTTTGAAGAAGGAAGAGAAGCAGCACTTCTAAAGATTAGAGACAAAGAAGATGCAATTTATAAAATTAACAAAGAGCAGTTGTGGCCACTTGAAGATAAAATTGCAGACATGCAACACCAAAATGACTTAGCACAAAGAAGACTAGATATTGACGTTGCTGACCTAAAGGTTTTGGGATTGTCAAGATCAGAATTTGAAAAAATAAAAGCAGAGATTGAACTTAGTGAGGTAGCAGCACAAAAACTTACTGCTGCGTTTGGAGGAATGCTCGCAGCGATTGAAGCAATTCGTGCAAAGTGGGCAGAGGTTATTGCAGGAATTAAAGCAGCACAAGATGCAGCAGCAGCACAGGCTGTAGCAGCGGGAATCAAGGCCAATGCAGATGCCGATGCTGCTGAGGTTGCAGCAGATGCAGATGCAGCAGCAGCAGATCCAGTGGTAGCAAGAAAGGCTGCAGCAGATGCCTATGCAGCAGCAGTAGCCAAGGGAGATATGGACGCTGCAGCAAAAGCAGCAGCACAGGTAGGACCTAGCGCACTTGCTTCAAAGGAAAGCGGATCTATTGGTGCAGCATCTATTGCATCAGCACTAGCAGCAGCACAAGCAAGGCTGAGTGGAAAAGCAACACCAACACCTGCTCCAAAGGCAACCACTACTCCAACCCCAAAGCCAAAGCCAACCCCAGCGCCTACTCCAAAACCAGTTGCTGCTAAAAGTGCAGATGCAGCCAGAGCAGCAGCAGCAGAAGCAGCAAGAGTGGCTGCTGCAAAGAAGTCTTCTAAGTTTTCAATGCCTGCTGGTATTGGAAAGGGATACTCAACTGGTGGGCTTGTCAAGTACTTCACTATGGGTGGTTTTGCAAAGGGAACAGACACTGTGCCAGCAATGCTTACTCCTGGAGAATTTGTAATGAGCAGATATGCTGTTCAGTCTTATGGTTTAGACAAGATGAAGTCAATAAACAATGGAACATCTGTTGGTGACTCAGTGTATAATTATAGTATTAATGTTAATGTAGAGTCAGAAGCGAACCCTGATGAAATTGCAAGGGTAGTAATGACACAAATACGAAGCATTGACTCACAAAAACTTAGGGGGACTAGAATCTAATGGCAACTAATAATTACATGGCTGGTAGAAAGAAATATTCTAGACCACAAGCAATGCTATTTGCTGATAACCCTGGCACAAAGATTGATGGTTTTTACGTTCCAGACGGTAGTGAGATAGGGTCCTACACAGCCTCTGAAGGCTCTAATGGCGAGTTTTTAATCCTTTCCGATGACAATAGATCAGACATCAACTTTAAACCCACTAGAATTGAAAAACGGGAGAGAATGATCAATGGTCGTATGAGGTCATATCATATTGCAGATAAACTACAGATCACTACATCTTGGGATATGTTGCCATCAAGAGCATACGATACCAAGGCTGACTTTGATTTAAACGGAAATCCAGATATGCTAAAGACAGTAGCAAGACCAAACCCTCTGGAGTTTACAACAGATGGCGGAGCAGGCGGAGTAGAACTTCTTGACTGGTATGACAATCACAAAGGATCTTTCTGGGTATATCTTTCTTATGATAAGTACACAAACTTTGAAGACACAGACACTAGCGAGATAGATAATAGATTTAATAATATAAATAAGTATAATGAAATAGTAGAAGTTTTTTTCTCAGACTTTAGTTACTCAGTTGTAAAGAGAAGTGGTTTGAACTTTGATTTTTGGAATGTGTCTCTTACACTGGAAGAGGCATAATGTTTCAAGATAAAGATTTATTAAATTATATAGAAACAAATTCTTCTGTTCAAACAAGATCTTCGATTATTGTTGAATGGAATATGAACATAGCCTCAAATATTAAAACTATTGGAAATTATAGATATAGGCCAACACAGCAAAACTCTGTATATAGAACTATACCAAATACTTTTGACCTATTAGATTCTGGATCAAATGGTGTTAAATATTATACTGGTGCAACAGACGCAGACATAAAGATAGACGGCGGGTTTGAAGATAATGGAACTCCAGCATTATTGTATCCAATAAAAGAAAAAATGAAAATGTTATACTCTTTAGAGAGTTGTTTTTCATATCAAAGGCCAAGAAGCGGAATAAATAAAGCAACATATTTAAACGGTAAATATTTGCATAACCCAAATATTAATATGGCTAAAAGACCAAGATACTATATGCCAGATAAAAAAGACCCATTTAAATATTGGACATCTTTTAGAACAGAAGGTGGTGTTGAGTATGGAGTTGCCAATAAAACAGTTAATGGAAAACACAGAATAGAAGATGCTGCACCATTTGTTGTTTATAAAGAAGAAATTCCAGCAAACCGAATAGTTGTAAAGATGCAAACTAACACTGGAGAGTTAGACTATGGAATGTTCTCAAACTCTTCTGAAACATTTTTAGATCCATATTTTGGAGAAACAAATAGAACCACTCCAAACAACTGGAAAGTTCAGGTGTTAAAAAATAACAATTGGGTAGATGCTAAATCTTTTTCTGACAAAGACAAAAGAAAAGACGGAAGTGCAATAATAGGATCTGATGGGTATGTTGAGTTGTCTTATGGACTTATAGTTCCTAGCGCATATTCGGATACATTTAATTTTCTTGGAGAAATTTCTTCTGTAAATTTAAGGCCTGAGTCTGCAAATGAAGGCGATGCTTTTTTAATTACACCAGACAGTTTATCTCTAGGCACATACCATATATGGAATAGAGGTAGTTGGAAAACATTTACACCAACATATGGTTGGAGCCTTGAAGATTCTGTCGTTAATGTACTTACAAATTTTGTAACAGAATTAACAAATCCTCCATCTTTTATCTCTAGTAATGTTAAAAAGTATAAAGAGTTTGAATATATTTCTGGTATAAGAATTGTTGTTGATTCAATGAACAAATTTGATTCCACCTTTGATTTAATAGAAATATCTCCAAGGCTCACAGCAGACCTAAGCGATAGAGTAATGAAATATTCTGTAAATAAAAGCGCTTCTGATCTAGGTGTAAGCGGTTTGCCAGTAGGACAACTTCTTGCATCAACAGGTTCTCTGAGCCTATTTGATTTCGATGATGCTTTTCACAAAGACAATGCTGCAAGCATAATTAGCAAGTATGTTTCAAAAAACATTCAGATAAAACTATATGAGGTTATAACAGATAATCAGGGAATTGATTACTACATGCCAATAAAAACAATGTACGCAGACGGTTTTCCAAAACTAGATAATCAGTCAAAAGAAGTTTCTTTACAACTTAGAGACTTGTATTTTTATTTTGAATCGCAAACTGCGCCCCAAATGTTATTAACAAATGCTTCTGTAAGTGCTGCAGTATCTCTACTTCTTGATTCTATAGGATTTTCTAATTATGTTTTTAAAAGGGTTGAGGGAGAGTCTGAAGTTATTATTCCTTATTTCTTTATTCCTCCAGAAAAAAGCGTTGCAAAAGTTTTAGAAGATATTGCAATATCAACACAGACAGCAATGTTCTTTGATGAGTACAATAACTTTGTAATGATGAGCAAAGATTATATAATGCCATCATTAAATCAAAGGCCAACAGACATAACTCTTTATGGAACTACAGACTTTGTTGACACTGGTGTGTTAAAAAATGAAAGAACAAATAGCAAACTTTCTAACATTATAGAAATAACATCACAAGATAATGAGGTTTATAATGATGGAAAGATTGTTTATACAACAAGACATATTCAAAGATCTATTGGAAGTATAAAGCAGGCAAGCCTTGTAGACAATGAAAAGACTTGGATATACAAGCCAGTACTTCTGTGGGAAGTCCAGGGAACAGAAAATACAAAATCTATAAATGGTGAAGTTGGCAATCAGTCTACGTACATGCTAAGCGCAATACCATTAAACTCAAACCTTTCAGCAGATCTTCCCTCAGTAAAAAACAACAGGATTGTAGACAATATAATGGATCTTGGCGAGGGCGTTTACTGGATTACAAGACATAACGGATACTTCTACTCAAATGGAGAAATAATAAAATACGATGCAGTTCAATATAATATTTCTGGCACAGGCGATGTATGGATTAGCAATGTTCAAGAGTATGACAAGTATTTTTCATCTCTACCATTTAACGGAAAAATATATCCAACAGGACTAGTCAGAATTTATGCAGAGCCAAACTATGAAGAAATATCTGGAATTGCTAAACTTAAAAATGGTCCAGTATCAAAACATGGAAGAGGTCAATTTGGAACAGCAGTGTCTGCACACGGCGCTGGCTTAAATCCTTATTGGACAAACAACTCCAATGTTCGTGGTTGTATGATGCAGTCAAAATATTTGTTTGATTTAAATGAGACAGCCCCTACAACAACAATTGGTCCAGCAGGAATAAACAATACGCTTGCACAAAAGACATCAAGAAATGGAATTATAAAAAACTTCTTAGCATCAAAGTATATTTCTGAGTCAACTACAAATGCAATGCTATCTACACAAGCGGGAACTGTGCAATCATCAGCATTGGTTATGAATGGTCCAGGATTTACAACAACAGAATCACCAGTTGATTTTGTTTCTTATGTGTACAAGCAGTTAGATAATAAGTATAAGCATTTTGGAACTAGAATGAGAATTATTGGAAAGGTCGAGAATGATGCAAATCGTGGACAAACTCCAGTTGGGGCCTCAACTTACTTCACTGTTCCAGGAACAACTCCAGAAAAAAGCATTAGCATTGTAGGAGGATCTGGAGGTATGGCCGTAATGCTAAATCCATCAACGAACAATGGATATTACTTTGAAATAATTGCTTTAGGTGCAAATAATTTAAACGAGTCTGAGAAAAAAAATGTTAACAACGTAATGTTTTATAAAGTTAAGGCTTCTGGAACTACTGCAATACCAATTAAATTATATGAAGGCTTAACAAATATAATTGTAGATGACGGAAGATTTACTGGTCAGTACAGAATGGCAACAGAAGAAAACCCAACAGTCTTTGATCTATCTGTTGAGTACCAGGACATTGGAACAAGAAGAAGATTTTTCTTATATATAAATAATAATCTTATTGCAACAGTAGATGACGAAGATCCACTACCAGCATACAACAATATGGCACTGTTTGTTCGTGGTTCATCAAGAGTAATGTTTGAAAACATATACGCTCTTGCAAACAACTATTCACAAAATACAGCATTTAAGATAAATGCTCCAATAGCCTCAGCCTTTGGAGATTCTGAAATAAATGCAAATGATTCGTTTATGAAATATGCTATGAGTGGCGTGGTGCAAGGAACTTATCTTTCAGGAATAAGTTCTTCTGAGCCACCTGCGTTTAGCATGTACTTTGAGGAATTTGGAACTATTATGAGAGAGGCTGCTTCATTTAATATTAAGTATGACAAAGCATACCCAGCACTTTATGCAAAACTGTCACCAACCTTTAATAGAATTAAGGGATATGCAATTTCTGGGTTTACAGCAGGCTCATACGGAGCAGAGTTCTTAGTATTTAACTCAACAGATACTGCATTAAGTTTGGATGAAAGCAGTGGAAACTATTTAAGAATTCAAGGAATTACTTTTACTCAGCAGGCAGACAATGATTTAACTGTTGATGAGTATTTTAATAAAAATAGTAATCTGGCAGATCCAGAAACTGTAGGATCTTCTTTGGTTTCTTATCCTTTTAAAGTTGCAAAAGACTACGAAGATATAAAATTAAGCCGTATGTCTTATGGTAAAAAAGATTTTAGTTTGGAAGTTCCTTATGTTCAGTCGCATGATGCAGCAGAAAACCTAATGTCTTGGGTTATTAAAAAAATAATGAAACCAAGAAAGTCTATGGGTGTTAAAATATTTGCAAACCCTATGATACAACTTGGGGATATTGTTACAGTAGACTACAGAGATAATAACATAGACATGGTTTCCCCAATAGAAAAAAGATTTGTTGTGTACAATATGGAGTATGCAAGAGAAAAAGATGGTCCATCAATGACGGTATTTTTAAGTGAGGTAGTGTAATGACAACAGATGCAGTAGCAAACCAATCAAAGGTAACGGATAAAACATCTGCTTTGGCACCTATTAAGCCTGCAACCCCAGAACTAATTGCTCTGAGCAATCCACCAATGGATATAGACATCATGGCAGACATGATCTTTGAAAATATTGGGGGACAAGAACTGATTAATATATCAAGAAGTGATATTGTTAATGGTCAGGATGTAATCTATAGCCCAATCAAAAACTTAAAAGACTTAAATATTCAGTACAATCCAAATAATATAATTAAACTTGAAAGCACAGCAGATACCTATTTTAAAAACTTTCCAATAAGATTAGAGTCAAAATTGCCTTCATATGGGACGGGCCCTAACGGAGAGGTTGTTTATATAGATTCTGTCACTGGAGACCTTGTCATAAATGTTTCCTCCCTTGATCCTGACGAGCAGGTCGATGTACAAATATTAAATAGCGGAGAGACACTTGATGGTACAATATATGGTGAGGTGTAAAAATGATAACTAATACAGGTAAGAATATATTGGCTAAGTACCTTGTTGGGCAGGCCCCAGCATATGCGTCATACATTGCTATTGGGTGCGGAGCAAAGCCACTACCGTCCGACGGTGAACTTGGAGACTATTCAAATAAGCAGTCTTTAGACTTTGAAATGTTTCGTGTTCCAATAACATCTCGTGGATATGTAACTGAAAATGGACAGTCAAAAATTGTTTTTACAGCAGAACTTCCTACAGCAGAAAGATATGAAATAACAGAGGTTGGTGTATGGTCTGCAGGATCAAATCCAACTGCTGGATCTTATGATAGCAAGACTATCTATTCTTTTAGTGGTACAGAAAATTGGGAGTATCATAATCAAAATGGTGCTGTAGCAATTCTTCCAATATACGAACCATTAGATTCAGGATCAAATCCACCAAATAATATTATTAGTACAACAAGTACAGTGTTTCAAACCAACGCAGATAATAGAATTTTTACAAACGATGAAAGATCCTTACGCTATGAAAGATGCAGATTTTTAAATAACATCATGGTAATAAGAGGAGACATGAGCAATCTATCTCTTACTGGTGGAGTTCTTGGCGTTCCAACTGGATCAAACCATATACATCTAACTGGGGCAAGCCTAGATTTTAATAAAAACGCTCCAACTGATCAACTAAAACTTGCGTTTTCTGTTATTAATAAAGATGGGGAGTCTTCGATTCAGCCAGATGAAGTAAGAATTGTTGTTGAATTTTCTGATAGCGACGAAGCGAACTCTTTAAACTCTCAGTACGCAAGACATCAAATAGTATTAAAAGATACAGACCTAACTGTTGACTTTGCAACAGGAAGATATTTTGTTTCTTCTGTAGAACTTCAAAACCTTCTTAAGACATCTGGCTTTACCTGGAATGTAGTAGACACGGTTAAGTTCTACGTCTCAGTAATAAAAAATGGTGCTGTATCTGGCGACTACTATGTTTGTCTAGATGCCTTAAGATTGGAAAATGTTACATCTTCTAACCCAGTTTATGGTTTATCTGGATACTCTGTAATTAAAAACAGCAACGCTGAACCACTTATTAAAAATGCAAACACTACAAACCATATTGAGTTTAGGTTTGGGATGGATGTTCTTTAATGTCAAACCCAGTAGTAAAAAAGGTTATAATTAAAAAAGAAGACCTTCCAGCATTTAGTGGTGAAGAAAAATCTTACATGATAAGATATAGGATAGTTTCTGAAGATAAAAACAGATCGTCTCACTGGTCTCCGTATTATACATTACTAATGCCAACAATGAATACACCATCAAAACAAGTTGCCTGCTCAGTAAGTGTTTCTTCTGGCGTAATAAATATGGTCTGGAGACACCCAGTTTCAGGAGCGCTTCAGCAATATGATGTGTATATAAAGACAAACATTAAAGATTGGTCTTATCTGTCCAGTTCTTCTTCAACCCAACTGTCTTCTTTAGTTCCAGCAGGCATAACTTCTTTCCAGGTTGCAGTGCAGGTCCCTACTTATCCTAAGAAATACTTTGTAGACGCTGCAATTTTTACATCAGCACAGATATCCGTTTAGTGGTATAATTAATATACTATGGCAAAAATACCTTTACCTGAGCGTGGACAACCACTGGATGTTACATATATTTCTCAGTTGGCCCAGGCAGTGAATGAATTGTCTTCTGCAATATCTCCAGCAACATATAAGTATACTTCTATAGATACACCAAATGCTGGTAAGCAAAATATTAAGGGAAGCGAAGCCAGAGTTATTGGTGGCTATGTTCGTGTTGTTAATAGCGGAACTATAACTGCTGGTGAAGAAAAACCTTTTACATATTCATTTGCTGGAGAGTTTAAATACACACCAATTGCAACTGCTACGGCAATTAATACTGGAAATACTATTGCTGGTAAAAATGTTACAATTGTTTTAAAAAGTATAACGACTTCTGGTCTTGAAGGAATTGTAAGATTTAACACATCTGGAGACGTTTCGATTGACGTTAACCTAATTATCATTGGCGTACCAAATTAATGCTAAAATGTAAAAAGTGTAGTGGGAGAATGTTTCTTGATAGACAGTACAGTACAGTTGGACACCTTGAAACTTATTGCATTTCCTGTGGATCAAGAAATTTTTATAACCCACCAAGTAGTTCTGCGGAGGGTTCATGGCTGTTAAAAAGGGAAGTATTGAGAACGAAGGCTACAATGTCCTCCCTGTAGTTCCAGGGAACAAAAAGGTTTGGTTTCTTAATGGAGACCTTGTAAGAATTCACCACCTCAATAAGTCTAATGGTATTATGTCTGTTTATAATATAACAAAAGACCAAATTGAAAGTTGTTTAATCAGTGATTTTAAAAAGAAACGTGAGAGAGCATACACCGTTAGAGAGACTGCTGATTTAGTTAATCGTCATAAAAAATATATGCCATCATTAATGAGACGAGGAGTAATTCCATTTCCAATGGGATCACAAAAAGGTGGAGCAAGAGGTTTTAGGGTAAGATCATATTACTCAGAATCGCAGGTAAGAGAGATTCGTGATATACTTGCTACATACCATATTGGTAGACCAAGAAAAGACAATTTAA